GGTTTCAGTAGTACCGAAGTACACAGAATGTGTGTTGTTTTTCTGCACTGTATAACTCATGTATAACAAATGTATAAGCTGTGGATAAGTGGAGTTGTCCACAGCCTGTGGATAACTTGGGGTTGTGGACAAAGTGTGGATAACTTAGAATGCGAACAGTGTCGGTCAGGTCATCAGGATTTGACTATGTTGGTCAGTGCTTACTACTGAAAGGGAAAATGTCATGGGCAAGGCGATGGGTGATGAGTACAGGGCGTTGTTGGAAGAGGCGATGCAGGGCGGGGGTGATGAGAGCCCTGATGCCGAGGCGGGAGAGCAAGGCGAAGCCGAACGGTTAGCCCATGCCGCAGAACCTCCAAGACTAAGAAAGGATGGGAAAGCTGTAGGTAGTAATACACCAAGGGCAAGACCTTTGACAGCAGGGCAAATGGAATTCTGCAAGGGAGTGATCAGAGGGGAATCACTACGAAAGGCATACCGTACTGCTTTCAATAACACAACAGCAAGTGACGCGAGTATCAGTGCAAGTGCCAACAAACTGATGAATGATGAGAGGGTGCAAAGGATCCTCCAAGAGGCTTGGGGCGAGACCGTGGAACACTTGGTTGATGACGTTGTGGCGTCCAAGCGGTACGTGCTCAAGGGGTTACTTGCACTGAGTAAGAGCGGCAAGCAAGAGGGCACTCAATTAAAAGCACTGGAGCTAATGGGCAAGACCATTGGGATGTTCCAACAGCAGGAGGTGATCGAGAAGGTAGAGGTCAGCACCGAGCAGTTACGTAAAGAGCTAGCCAATCACTTGCGCATGCTTGAACGTGCCCAGCCGGCAACTGGTATCACCGATGCAGATGTGGTGCGAACGGTAGAGCGTGTAAACGATGCGCGTGTAAACGTGGACGTGGCGTGACCCCACCGCCCCCGCACCCCCACTTGGCACGAGTCGGCACCCGTCCGCCTATTACGCTCTAATCCACTCTTCCAAACCATAGCCATACACTTCCCACCCAGAAACACCCCCCCTTCATTTCCAAATCAAACACCCCCGGGGTATATATATTTTCGTTTAAACAGTTGCGAACGTTCGCATTATCGTTTAAACTATGTTTGTTGGTGCCAACTTTCATTTGGAGGCGCATTGTGGATGACAACCAAACTGTGCAGCTAGTCACTGTGACAGGCAGTGTGTCCCCAAATGAAAGCCGAAATCCTCCGGTACCCCTATAGGGGGAGGAGTTTTCGGCGGAGGAATATGACAGAACGCAGAAAGTTAGTGTTGGACTTTATCAGGGCCTATGTACGGTTGTACGGGGTTCCGCCTTCTTACGAGGTCATTGCTAAAGGTATTGGACTGAACTCAAAGTCAAACATTCACAGGATTATTCATAGATTAAAAGAGGATGGGTATTTGAAAACACAACCTTACAAGTTCCGGGCGATTCAGTTGGTTGATCAATCTATGGTGTTTAAACGATGACGCAGATTGTTGAAGGCTTAGAGTTACTGACCACCGACGAGGTTAGGAACCTTATGCATCTGGCGGAGCATGGTGATGACGCTACCCGCAGTAAAGTGTTTGAGATGCTGCGCAGGGATAGGAGCGATAGATGTAAGGTTGACTTCCTGTGTTTTGTCGAGCAGATGTGGCCTGTGTTTATATCGGGTAAACATCATGCAATCATGGCTGACGCCTTCGAAAGGGTTGCTAGGGGTGAGCTTAAGAGGTTGATCATCAACATGCCTCCCCGGCACACGAAGTCGGAGTTTGCTTCCTTTTTGCTCCCAAGTTGGTTCTTGGGGAAGTTCCCGCATAAGAAAATTATTCAGACTGCCCACACCGCAGAACTTGCTGTGGGCTTTGGACGGAAGGTTAGGAATCTTGTCTCTTCAGAAAATTATCAGCAGGTTTTTGCAACAAAGCTTTCAAGTGATTCAAAGGCCGCAGGTCGCTGGAACACTCACATGGGTGGTGATTACTTCGCTATCGGTGTTGGCGGCGCTGTTACAGGTAAGGGCGCAGATCTCTTAATCATTGACGACCCCCATTCTGAGCAGGAAGCCAAGCAAGGCAACGCCGCCGTGTTTGATAATGTGTATGAATGGTTCACATCCGGCCCCCGTCAGCGTTTACAGCCGGGCGGAGCCATCATTATTGTGATGACTAGGTGGTCTAAACGGGATTTAACAGGCCAAATTCTAAAAAATTCGTCTAAAGACGGTGTAGATCAGTGGGAAACCATCGATTTTCCGGCAATTTTGCCCTCTGGAACCCCTCTTTGGCCCGGATTTTGGTCGCTACAGGCCCTAGAAGCCCTGAAATCAGAGCTTCCGGTCTCTAAATGGGAGGCCCAGTACCAACAGAACCCCACATCCGAAGAAGGCGCGATCATTAAGCGGGATCAGTGGCAGCTGTGGGAAAGTACCACACCCCCTCCGTGTGAATACCTCATCCAATCTTGGGACACCGCCTTTGAAAAGAACAACCGCGCAGACTATTCCGCCTGTACAACATGGGGTGTCTTTCAACACCCCGACAAACACGGCAATTTAAGAGCCAACATTATTCTTTTAGATGCGTTTAAAGCGCGTCTTGAGTTTCCAGAACTAAAAGCCAAAGCCTTTGAGCTGTGGAAGGAATGGGAGCCAGATACATTGATCGTAGAGAAGAGGGCTGCGGGCGCTCCGTTGATCTATGAGATGAGAAAGATGGGCATCCCCATGTCGGAGTTTACGCCGGGCAAGGGAAACGATAAGATCTCGCGTGTAAACGCAATCTCAGACCTGTTTGCCTCTGGCATGGTGTGGTGTCCTGAAACCCGTTGGGCTGAAGAAGTGATGGATGAGTTGGCTTCTTTCCCTAATGGTGATCATGATGACCTTGTTGACTCAAGCAGTCAGGCTTTGATGCGGTTTCGCCAAGGCGGGTTCATCACTATTGATACCGATGAGCCAGATGAACCATTTAACTACCGCAAAAAAGCAGAGTATTACTAAGGAATATTATGAGCATCGATAAAGCAGTCAACCAAGCGCCCATGGGTTTAGATGATTTGATGGAAACCGAGGAGGGTGCCGTTGAAATTGAAATCATTAATCCGGAAGGATTAACCATTGGAGTCGATGGCATCGCAGTCGACCTCATTGAAGAGGAAGAGGCAGGCTTTGACGATAACCTCGCAGAATACATGGATGAGGGCGACCTTCAAAAAATTGCCAGCGATATGCTGTCATTGATTGATGCCGACATCACCAGCAGAAAAGACTGGACAGACATGTATGTCAAAGGTCTTGAAGTTTTAGGAATGCGCTATGAAGAAAGAACCGAACCTTGGAACGGTGCATGCGGTGTGTTCTCTACAGTTCTCACTGAGGCGGCAGTTAGGTTCCAAAGTGAAACGATCATTGAAACTTTCCCAGCCCAAGGGCCGGTTAAGACGCAGATTATCGGTGCTATTGATAAACTTAAAGAAGAGGCGGCAGAGCGCGTCAGAGATGACATGAACTTCAAGCTCACGGAGGGTATGCCAGAGTACCGCCCTGAGCATGAGCGTATGTTGTACTCCTTGGGCCTAGCCGGCGCTGCTTTCAAGAAGGTTTACTTTGACCCATCAATGGGTCGTCAAGCAGCCATCTTCCTGCCCGCAGAAGACGTAGTCATTCCCTACGGCGCATCAAGCGCCATGACATCTGAGCGCGTAACCCACATTATGCGCAAGACAAAGAATGACATCACCAAACTGCAGGTTGCCGGGTTTTATTTGGATGTTGACCTTGGCGAACCCATGGCCTTCTACACCGATGTAGAAAAGAAAAAAGCAGAGGATCAAGGCTACACCATCAATGAAGATGGACGCTACCAGATCCTTGAAGTTCATATTGACTATGACATGCCCGGCTTTGAAGATAAAGACGGCATCGCCTTGCCATACGTTGTAACCATCGAGCGCGGCACAAGTAAGATTCTAGCCATCCGCAGAAACTGGCTTGAAGATGATGAGTCGCGTTTAAAGCGCCAGCATTTTGTTCAGTACACCTACGTACCCGGCTTCGGTGCTTATGGTCTAGGTTTAATTCACCTGATCGGTGGCTATGCCCGCGCAGGAACATCTTTGATCCGCCAATTAGTAGACGCAGGAACACTGTCTAACTTGCCCGGAGGTTTGAAAGCCCGTGGCATGCGCATCAAGGGTGATGACACCCCAATCCAACCCGGTGAGTTTCGTGATGTTGATGTACCAATGGGTGCCGTCAAAGACAACATCATGACCTTGCCGTACAAAGAACCATCACAGGTTTTGGCTGGTTTGTTAGATAAGATTACCGAAGAAGGTAGACGCCTCGGTTCTATTGCCGACATGAACATCAGCGACATGTCTGCAAACGCTCCGGTAGGTACAACGCTAGCTCTGCTTGAGCGCCAGCTTAAGACAATGTCTGCGGTTCAGGCTCGTGTTCATTACTCAATGAAGCAAGAGTTTAAACTGCTCAAAGACATCATCCGCGATTACACCCCCGGTGAGTATGAGTATGACCCCTCTTCCGGAGTCCCTCAAGCCAAACGCGGTGACTACGACATGGTCGATGTCATTCCAGTGTCTGACCCTAACTCTGCAACGATGGCTCAGCGCATCATGCAGTACCAAGCTGTGATTCAGTTGGCTCAGGGCGCACCACAGATTTACGACTTGCCACAGTTGCACAGACAGATGATCGAGGTGCTTGGCATCAAGAACGCAGACAAGCTAGTGCCAATTGAAGACGACCAAACGCCCCGCGATCCTATTTCAGAGAACATGGCGTTCCTTACAGGTAAACCAACCAAAGCGTTTATCTTCCAAGACCACGACGCACACATTGCAGTCCACACCTCCATGATGCAAGACCCAATGGTAATGGGTCAGATGGGACAAAACCCCATGGCTCAACAAATGCAGGCTGCCATCATGGCTCACGTTGCTGAACACATTGCGTTCCAGTACCGCTCGAAGATCGAGCAACAACTAGGCGCAACATTGCCAGCACCTGACGCCAATCTTGGAGAGCAAGTTGAAGTGCAACTGTCTAAGTTGGTTGCTCAGGCCGCCACTCAATTGTTGCAAGTCAACAAAACTCAACAAGCGCAACAGCAAGCCCAACAAGCTCAGCAGGACCCAGTTGTACAAATGCAACAGCAAGAGTTGGCCATCAAACAGCAGGACGCTCAGACCAAAGCGCAGAAGGTCCAAGGCGACTTGGCGATCAAGCAGGCTGAGCTTCAACTCAAGATGGCTCAAATGCAGAACCAGCAAGGGGAAGACCCAGTGTTGGCCGCTCAACGTGTGCAGCAAGAAATTGCTCAGGCCGAGCAAAGGCATCAAGCAGAGCTGACACGCAATGAGCGCAAGCATATACAAGACTTGACTCATAACCAACAGACGCAAGACCTGATTGCCAAGCAAAAAATGTTGCAAATGTTGTTGAACACAACACAACAACCTAAGAAGGAAGAGTAATGCAACTTCTTGAAATATTACATGCAAAGCTGGAAGAACAACTCCAGCCATTGCGTAGAGCCGTAAGTGATGGTGGTGCTAAATCCTACGATCACTATAGGGAGCTGTGCGGAACAATCCGAGGTCTAGAGACCGCGCAGTTAGAAATCAATGACCTCGTGCGTAAACTTAAGGAGTCAGACGATGACTGAATTTGATGTTAGTGTGGTTGATCTAAGCGGAGTGCTCAATACCTCTGCTGAAGAGAAGGCCAAACAAGTTCCCGACCCGGCGACATACCACTTGCTGTGTATGTTGCCCAAGGCCGAGGAAGAGTTTAGCGAGACCGGAATTTTAAAATCTGCGACCGCTATGTACCATGAAGAGCTGCTGTCACCAGTGCTTTTTGTGGCAAAGATTGGCCCAGATGCGTTTAAAGACGAGAAGCGCTTTCCTTCAGGCCCAGCCTGCAAGGTTGGTGACTTTGTGTTAGTGCGTCCTAACACTGGGACCCGCATGAA